CTTCGTGGTCTCTTCAAACCATCTGAGTATGGTCGGGTCATCCTTCCTTTCGTCGTCATGAGACGTCTAGATTGTGTTCTAGAACCTAAAAAAGACGAGGTATATGAACTCTATAACAAGTTCAAAGATCAACTCTCAGACCCCTCTCCGGTCATTCTAAGACAGGTTAGACTACCATTCTTCAATACCTCTAAATTTGATCTTTCACGTATCAAGAGTGATCCGACAAACGTGTTGATGAACTTCAATAACTACGTTCAAGGTTATTCAAAGAATGTTCTCGACATCATTGAAAACTTTTCAATCAACCCATTAGTCGAGAAACTTCACAAAAATAAACGTCTGTATCTACTGATCGATAAATTTACAGAGTTTGATTTACATCCCGACAAGATAGACAACCACCAAATGGGGTCGGTCTATGAAGAACTTCTTCGTAAATTCTCTGAGATGTCTAATGAAGAAAGTGGTGACCACTTCACTCCCCGTGATGTCGTTAAACTTCTTGTATCCTTTGTTTTTGGTGGGGATAAAGAAGACCTTCAAGGTGAGGGAAAAATAAGATCAGTCTTTGATCCGTGTTGTGGAACAGGAGGGATGTTAACCATCGGTAAGGAGTGGGTCCTTGAGAACATTAACCCAAACCTTAAGATCGATTTATATGGTCAAGAACTAAACGATGTAACCTATTCAATCTGTAAGTCTGATCTTCTCATGATGGATGAGAATCCTGAAAACATTCAGGGTCCAACATCGTCCATATCAGATGATCGTCATCAAGGTCGAAAATTTGATTACATGATCACCAATCCACCATTTGGGGTTAGTTGGAAGTCCGAAGCAGATTTTGTGAAAGAAGAAGCAAAAGACCCCAATGGTCGTTTCTTCGTTGGAACACCACGGACATCAGACGGTTCTTTGTTGTTCCTTCAACACCTAATTCACAAGATGAACCCTGAGGGTTCTCGTATCGGTATCGTATTTAATGGTTCACCTTTATTTACAGGTGATGCTGGTAGTGGTGAGTCTGAGATCCGTAAATGGATCATCGAAAACGACTGGTTGGAATGTATTATTTCACTTCCTGATCAGATGTTTTTCAATACCGGTATCACCACTTATGTTTGGATAGTTACCAACAAAAAGTCACCTGTCAGACGAGGAAAAGTTCAATTAATAGATGGATCCTCTTTTTTTCAAGTCATGAAGAAATCACTGGGGTCTAAAAGAAAATGGATTTCACCCGAACAGTCAGATGAACTGTTTAAGTTATATCTAAACTTTGAAGACGGAGAATTCTCTAAAATTTATCCAAACAATTTCTTCGGTTATACTAAGGTGTTCGTTGAACAACCACTCATCGAAAATGGTGATATTAAAACCGACAAAAAAGGTAATCCAAAACCAGACACGTCAAAACGGGATACAGAACGTGTTCCTCTTTCGGAAAATATTGATGATTATTATGACCGTGAAGTAAGACCCCACCTATCCGACTCTTGGATGGATCGTTCAAAAGACAAGGTTGGTTATGAAATAAATTTCACAAAATACTTTTACAAATTCACACCTTTAAGAGGTCTAGATGCGATCTCTAGTGATCTCAAAACTCTTGATGATGAGATTCAAACGTTGTCGTTGGAGATTACCGGTGAATAATTACGACAATTATAAATCGACAGGTCACCATTGGATTGGAGACATTCCTTCTTGTTGGGATTGTAATCGTGTTGGAAGGACAACCTATGTCAAAGGTCGAATTGGTTGGAAAAACCTTCGAGCAGAAGATTTTACGGATAATGGACCTTATCTGGTAACAGGAACAGATTTTGATTCAGGGAAAATTAACTGGTCAAAATCTCACCATGTGGACGATGAAAGATATGATGAAGACCCATTTATTCAATTGGAGAAGCAAGATGTTTTGATAACAAAAGATGGGACTATCGGAAAAATAGCATATTTAGATGACATACCAGATAGAGCAACTTTGAATAGTGGTATTTTTGTTACTAGACCATTATCGAATGACCTATACACTCAGAGATATTTCTTTTGGATAGTCTCATCACCTTTATTCGACGAATTTGTCAGATATAACTCATCGGGTTCCACTATTCTTCATTTATATCAAAATGTATTTGAAAGATTTTTCTTTCCTATTCCTTCAATCGAAGAACAAAAACTGATCTCTCGTTACCTCGATAAAAAGACCAGTCAGATTGATTCATTGGTCGAGAAGATTCAGAAGAAAATTGAACTCCTCAAAGAACAACGAACCTCATTAATCAATCATTATGTCACCAAAGGTCTCGACCTAAATGTTGAGATGAAGGACAGTGGTGTTGAGTGGATTGGTGAGATACCGAAACATTGGACAATTGTAAGACTGAGGTTCCTGTGTGATATCAAGACTGGAGGAAAGGATACGCAAGATAACGTTGAAAACGGTTCTTATCCTTTTTTTGTGAGGTCACCTAATATTGAAAGAATAAATTCTTTTTCCTTTGACGGAGAAGCAGTTTTAACATCAGGTGATGGAGCAGGTGTTGGTAAGATTTTCCATTATTATGTTGGAAAATTTGACTACCATCAACGAGTATATAAATTTTCAAATTTCAAAGACATAATGGGAAAGTACTTCTATTGGTTTTTGAAAGAAAACTTTCAGTATGAAATTCTTCGTTGGAATGCTAAATCGACCGTAGACTCTGTAAGATTACCATTTCTCCAAAACTTCCCAATGGTACTTCCACCGATCGAGGAACAAGAGAATCTCTTATTAAAGATTGACTCTATTGATGATCGTGTTGAAAAACTCATCCAACGTTTGATGAATAAAATAGAAATTTTAAAAGAATATCGACAGTCTCTGATTTCTTCAGTTGTTACCGGTAAGGTCAGGATAACGGAGGACATGATATGAGTGGTCTGAGTCCTACCGAAAAACGGTTTGAAGAACATATTGAAGACCACCTGAAGTCAGTTGGATATTCGACCACCCACTTTAGTGAATATGACCGTAATCTTTGTTTGATCCGAGATCACGTCATCGATTTCATCAAAAGAACACAACCCGAAGAATGGGGACGTCTCCAAGATATTTACGATGTAGATACTGAGAACAAGATTCTTTCAAGAATCTCATCAGAGATATCCAAACGGGGGATTATTGACGTATTAAGACACCAAGTAGTTGATCGTGGTGTATATATTAATCTGTGTTATTTCGAACCCAAGAGTGACCTCAATCCAGACCACTTAACACTATATCAATCAAACCAATTCACGGTAGTTCGACAACTTCATTATTCCAATCAGAATGAAAACTCGATTGATATGGTTTTGTTCCTAAACGGTCTCCCAATTGTGACTAGGTTCTGGAAAGGCAAGTTCGTACAATGGACGCATGAGCTTGAGGGCGCTTCCTTTAAGGACGCACGAACCTTAATCGCAAGGGCCGCAAATAAAGGCGGACTGGTATGCGAAGAATTCCGCACTCCAAGAAGAAAGGGGAAGGAAAAGCCTCCCGCATTTAGCGCCGAGATTTACCACTTTCATGATTTTCACTAGGTCTAGTTCCCGCCCCCACCCTTAGAAGCCAGCACCCTCTTGCTAGCCCGTATTTGCTCTCTGAGCACAATATGGTCCTTGGTGAACTCTGCGGGGGCAGATCCTTCAGGTTGACCCTCTAGCCAGTCTGCTAGCTCTGCAATGAAGGGTTCATCGTATTGCTTAAGCTCTGGCAAAGCAGAGACGTACACCAGCCTAGAGCCCGTTGTCTCGCAACCTGTTAGCAGCACGCTTGTTACAAAGAGGCCGCTTATTAGCAGCGTCGACTTGAGCTTTACGGATTTCATTTTCTGTCTTTCTAACTCGTTCGTTTTCGGCGGCTAGTTTCGCTTGGTTCTTTGCGTTAGCTTCTGCTTTGCCTTCACTCTTTTTCTTTGCGCCATATGCCTTGAGGCCAAGTAGCAACAGAGCAAGAGCACCGACCGCCTGAACGATACGATTGTTAGTAAAGAAGCCGATTATTGCGGGTATGCCGATCATTGCGGAACTCCAAAATTAACAACCAACATCGCTAGGATCACCGCGGCGGATATTGCTAATAAAATACGCATTACGCCTGCCCTTTTTCGTGGTCTTCCTTGCGGGCACGCTCAACCTTGTTTGCTTGTACACGCTGTAAAATGAACAACACAGCGGCACCGAACAACAAAACGCCAATCCCGACTTCAATGTATTGTGACCAGCCCCACGCGGTTTTAGCTATTTCCGTTACAGCATTTGGGTCGGCGGCGATCTCTTGAGCGCCTTCTAGGAACGGTTTAGCCGTGGCTCCGATACCTGACACGACCCCGACTGTAGATCCTACCCACGAAGTGGCTTTCTGCTTTTTCACAGCTTTGATCGTTCGGCTTTCGCTCAGATTTCGGCGCGGCTGAATCTCGAAGTATTGCAAGGCCCCTTGAACAATCGCATAGGCGAGATCTTCCACCTCCTGCGGCTCGTCCACCTTTGCGCAATTCTTGGGATTGCTACCAAAGAACGGTTCAATTAGGATCGTTGGTGCCTTGCCGGCCATAAGGCTTCGGGAGCCCCTGCCGCCATCCGCACGGACCTTCACCCCACGGTCAGGGAGGCCCAGAGCGTCGACCATTTTATCCTGAACGTAGCCAGCCAGAGCCATAGAGCCAGGCGTGCCAGATGATAAAACCTCTGTGCCTGTTGCTGTCTTGCCCGCCGCGTTGAAATGCAGCTCTATCGCGGCATCAGCGCCCCATTGATCAACCTCCTTGTAAACGTCGATGACTTCTTGGGGATACCCGACGCCAGGCTTCCTAAAGAAGATTTGAGACTCTACAGAAGCGTCAGCGTAGGCGTGAATACACTTTGCAAGGCCAGTATTAAATTCAAATTCAGACTGCCCATTGTCAGCCCTAACCGCGCCTTGTTTTTGGCTGTTGTGGCCAACGATGATTGCTAGTTTTTTTGACATAAAAAAAACCGCCTCAAGGGCGGCCTCCTTTTCTGGCAACCACCCAGAAACTCACGGCTAGAATGACTATGCCGTAATCTTTCAAAACCCAGAACGGCAGCTGTAGGTCCGAGGGTGATATGCCGGTTTGAAGATAGTAGATGTTTCGCCCGAATTGGCCGATTAAGCCCGCGGCTATGACGCTAAGACCCAACCTGTGCCACTTAGGAGCCTTAACCAGGCCCTCGTGCGACTGTAGAATGGCAATGATTGAGATCGCCCCAATAGGATCAGCTATTAAGATCCCATAGACAGCAATTAGCTCAATCATCATCTGTCTTACCGCCCCGCAAAGAGTTTACCGTTTTGATCGGGTCTTTTGAAAAGCGGTCCGCTATTTTGAAAAGCCCCGACAAGAGGTACATTGCAAACAGCCCTGTTAAAAAAGCTGCAGCACCTTGTGAATGCTCTTTGAGATCCCAAAGGTCGCTTATTAGCGGCGTGAAGTAAGCGGCACAAAAGGCCCCTGCTATCACTGAAAGCAGAGATTTCCGCCATGTCAGTTCAGGTAAAAAGGCCAATGAAACTACTCCGCCAACAAAGCCCGCTATGAATTCGGGAAATTTAAATCCAAGAAGATTTTCTATCATCGCCCTATCATTTCTGGCAGTTGTCAGCCTGGTTGGATTGTGTCATTTTGGCCTTGCATTACGGGGCCGAGATGAACTGGTCCAGGGTTGTTTAGGGCGCGGCTTAGGCTGCGCTCTTTTTTTATGCGCGCACGTCACCGTAGATTACGTGACCCCAGGAGCCCGCATTGCCGTACGCTGGGCGATTTAGCGTTGTCGTTGCTAGCTGGTCATTTGCTGAGATAACAGACCCGGCTTGGCCGTTGGCTACGTAAAGATCAAAGCTATCGCCATGGGCGTCGGTGTTGTTGCCTGTGATATCCCCAGATGCCACATTGACTTCACCGCCTGCCGTGTAAACACCATTTCTCTCGCAAAGAGTGATAACAGTGCCTGGAACAACAGCCCGTCCCGAGTAATTGTCTATTCCGTTCTTGCAATAAGCAATAACAAGGCTCGGGTCTCCTAAAGCGCCAGCTGCTTCTATAAACCCGCCGGGCCTAATTTCGATACCTGCGCCGGGGAAATCAACGATCCCGATGTTTTCTATTTTGACATTGCCGCCATTTCTAGCCCCACTTCTGTCACCTACAACAAGACCGTCAATTCCTGGGTTGCCTTTAATAAGAAAATTCTTAAACAGACCTAGATTTCCCAAGATTGCCAACCCTTGGCTTTCGCAAATCAGGTGGGTTGGGAATTTGCCTTCCATCATCGCAATATCTGTCGCCTTGACGTCCACAAAATCGGAAAGCTCCGGCATGTCTGTTACATTTTGACCGGTCAAAATGATGTTAGAGCCAAACGGATGCTCAAAGGCCATCAACGGGGTTTCCACCAACTGCGGTGTTATCTCATGCTCACCAAACACCGAGATTGTAAGGCGCTTTTTATTGTCGATTGCGTGAGGTTGGAGAAACTCAAAAACATCGTTTAAGTCATCAAATATCGCGCCTGAAGTCCCTGGCGCTTTAACTTCGATTGTGGCGTTGTCGTCCAGGCAAAATGCGTTTAGGCGTTGGATTTGCGGGCATGCAAAAGCATAAGCCGCTCTCTTGCCGATCTCATCCAATGCAGGCCCGTCAAAGTGGAGATCATTGGTTTCGTCATTAATCCCAAGGCCTTCTGTTGGGATAACCATGTGCGTTGCGGACTGGCCTCGGGAAAGCCATTGCTTTGTGAAACTTTGCGCTCCCCACCTTTTATAAAGAAGAACATCTAAGAATCTTGTTTTATCGGTCCACCAAGTTTGCGCGGCAAGGCTGTTTTTAAAGTCTAGTGATTGATCGTAGTAATCATCGAGCGGGTTGGAGTTATCGCTTTCGCCCTGCGTCCAAAGCATGGCTGAAACATCCGAGGCCCCTAAAGCGTTGAGTGCGTCTTGCACGTCCTCAAGTAAAGGAGACCACATATCCACACCGCCGACGGGCTCCGTCGGGATAGCCAGCCCATTAGCCGGGTTTGTCCAAAACCTAATCGGCAAACCGCCCTGAACGTTTAGAACGATCATTACTTCTAAACCGTACAGCAGGGCCAATTCGTTCGCCATTTGCAGGGTAGAGCTGTTTTTTCCTACCTGGAACGGTTCAACGCCGTTTTCTGCTTGAACAAAACCCTCTACTGTTGTGTCCCATACCTTAACTAAGTTAGATATCGTGTCGTTACCCCCGACGCCCTTACCGACTGCGTTCGACTGGCCGGAGGCGATCAAGATAATGCGTAAAACATCACCAGAACAAACCACAGTGGGGATTAGCTGAAGCCCCCCACTATCGCTTGAACCAGCCCCAGCAACCGCGCCTTCGACATGGACGTAATCTGACGGATAGCCCTGGATTGACTCATTTATATCGCTATGAATGTCCACTTTGTAAGAGCCAGCAGGCACATAGATTTCCGGGAATGTGCCTGTACTGTCAGCGACAATCGGTGTAGGATTAAACGTTTCAAACAAAACGTCGCTGTAGGTCTGCACGGGCGTTGATGAATCTGCCTCAAACAGATATAGTTTTGCTCCCGGCACGGCTTCGCCGTTAGGACCGAGCGCTCGAACAGCGCCCCCTTGTAGGAGTCTTGCCATTTTGTATTTTTTCCTTTAGATTGACCAGCTTATGACCAGCTGAAACGAGATGAATTTGTTACGACCACACAAGCCCCATGATCCACATGAGACTATCGACCTCCCACCGGACCAATATGGCAGAGGGGAGCCCAAGAAGTGGAAAATTTGGCGTTATCATATAAAAACTATGTTAATCTGGTGTGTTATCTGGGTGCCCGCAATAGCCGGTTCATGGGCGCTGGTGTCTGCGTTGGACTGGTTATCATATCAGGTGTCGCTGCCAATATTTCTCCTGACGAGCCTGCTAGTCGTTGCGTTGATCTTGATACTGCCTGGGGGGGAATAGGGCTAACCCCACTCGCCACGGCATCCCGCAAAGACCGGGACGCGCCAACCATCGATTTGTCTGCCGATTTAGCCGCAAAATGGCCGACCCCCGGAATGATAATGTTTCCCCCTGGAATCATTGATCCGACCCCCTGACCGACGCCAAACGACACAACTCCGCGAGGAGCGAATTTAGCTAATAGCCGCGTGGCGGCTCCGCTTGTTTTTGCGCTCGCCATTTGCTTGACTAGTGCTACCTCCTCCTTACTGAACCCCCTGACCTTCTTGTCTTGTATCTTGTTGTAGAGAGTTTTCATTTCTCTCCTTATCGTATTAGCCATGCCTGATTGGGTGAATTGTCCGGTCGCGTCGACTTCTGCCTTATCTAGTATTCGTTCAATGATCTTGGTTTTTGCTTTCCTGGTGTTTAGTTGCCTTGCTTGCTTGAGTATCTTCACGCCAGCAGCGTTGCCTGTGATTTGTGACGGGTTTAGGTTATCCGAAAACTCGTCAATCACATCTTTCATTATTTTCAATTTTTGAACATCTTGTGGTTGCGCTCTTTTGATGGACTTCCCGACTACCTGCCTAAGCTCGTCCAATGCCTCCAGGCTTAATTCTCGTCCTGCTACGTCTTGCAGGTCATCAACAATGCCTGCTGTGTTGGGCCGAAGTGTTGAATTGACTCGCCCAGCGGACACACGCATTTTGTTGGCAAGTTTCGTCGCCGCTTCTTCGCTTATGACAACCCCAGCCTCCCGAGAAGCGCGATAAAGATCATCGGTTTGCTTTGCGAGCTCTTCGACAGCCGGGGCTACTGCTTTTGCGCCTCGCGAAGCAGCCGCCTTGGCAACAGCGTTACCTATCTTTTGAACTGCCGCCCCCCCAGCGGCCCCAAAAGCTGCTCCCTTGATAGCCCCCTTTAAGCGTCCTTCCACGTCTTCACCAGAACCAGAGCCATAAAGGCCACCATATGCGGCTCCCTCTACCCCTGCCCCCACGACAGACCCTAAAGGCGTAACTGCTTTTCCTGCCAATGTTATCCCAGATTTTGCCAGACCCACCCCGCCCGCCACGCCGCCGGTGATTTGTCCGGCTATTCGAGCGGTCTTGTTGTGCTGCTCGTCAAAAGCATCTATTCCGCGTTCTTTAGTGAGCGCTTTATCGTAGTCGCCTAAGTACCCGAACCCGCTATTAAAGCCTGCCGCTATTTCGTCTGCGTAACCGAGAGTCGCAAGGTCAGCGAAACCGCGAACGTAAGCGTCTGCCGTCTCCAAAGGGCCGCCACCAAGTCTATTTGGGGTTTGTTGCGGCTGTGCCGTGGCCGCTGCTTGGCTCCGACGGTCAAGCTCGGCCTGAGCAGCTGCCGCCATTTGACGCCGCTGAAGTTCCGCCCTCGCGGCTTCCTGTAATTGATTATTGTCCATTGATTATTGCCTGCAATTGTTCGTCAGTATACCCCGACATATCAAAATCCGACCCGCCGACGGTCGCCGCTGCGGCGTCAGGCTCTATGGTTGTTGAAAAATCTGTAATTGTCCTAGACGGCTCAAAACCGTAAGTGTTAGCGATGCCCTCATACTGGGACCGAAGATTGTCGACGTCTTGTCTTGCGCCATCGTAAAGCGCCTTAGCGCTGCCGACAAAATCGTCTCTCTGTTCTGGCGATAATCTCTGACCCGTCGACATCTGTCGTATTGCGTAAGCAATAGGTCGGGGGATTGTAACCCCCGTCTCTTCGGATTCCTGCAACCACGCAGACGCCTTTGCTGCTGTGGCGAATTCACTCTCCCTAACTACTGACCCCGGGTCTAGTATCTTCATGTAATTGAAGATCAGAGACAAATCGCCAGCTGGGCTCGGGTCTCTTGCGGAGTTAACGATCCTTCCATAGGCCTGAGACTGCTTCGAGAACGCCCTAACCTGCGGAATCGCGTTCCACTCTTTTCGGAGATCGCTTTCGCCCTTTACATCCTGGAGGGATGCCGACCTTTCTTTTTCGGCAGCCTTTTGAGCGGCGGCGGCCTGTTGCGCTTGCAACCGCTGCTGCTGAAGTTGGTAATTCCTATCCGCATCATTTCTGCCGGCGGCGAATTGCTGTTGTTGCAGCCCGAAAGTTCTATCTGAGTTAGCTTGCTGTTGCACTAGCTGTTGGCCACGCTGATCGAAAGTAGCGTTCCATTGGTCAACACCTGTTTGGAAGTCTCGCAAGTCGCGCTCGTCTAAGATTTGTCCCTCAACACCCCGAGACGCCGCGATAATAGCGGGCAGCTGCTCGAATGTGTATTGCGCAGCATCATCCTGGCTTAATACTCCCATTTGCACCAAAGAGCCCTTTGCCATCTCGAATTCTTCAGGCGTTTTTACACCGTAAGCCGCCGCCGCAATCGTTCCCATGCGTTTAGCTTGACCCTCTTGGGCTCTGTCTTGATACTGGGATGCCAGGCCGGGATCAATTTGCGCAAGCTTGTTTATCGCGGGCTGGTTGCCCGCCATGATCTGGCCACCGCTAGACGCGTATAGATCATAAAGTTTATTCCTTCGCCCAGCTTCTCGCATAAAATCACCGGCCTGAGCACCTCGCTGCATGTTGCCAACAATGTCAGCTTGTTGTAATTGCGCGACCATCAATAACTCCCGTACCCGTTCAACCCGGCAATGCCCGCTAGGTTGTTGAAACCACCGGTCAATGCGTTTGCCTGATTAATATAACCCGAGGCTCTAGCATCACCTGCAAGCCGGTTATTCTGGCCGACTGCGTTAGCATAGTTCTGACCAAGCGCTGCTTGTTGACCCGTCGCGGTCTGCCCCGCTCCCGACAAAGAGGCCAACCTGTTGAGGTGCTGTCCGTATTGCTGATCTGCCAAACCCGTAGCAAAGCGAGCGCCTGATTTTAGCGTGTCCGAGGAAAGCCTTAGCCCCCTGGCGGAAGCTCCCTGCTCAATGGCTCTCATTCCTTCCCCAAGTTGGAACTGGTAACCCGGTGCCTGCTGGAACCCTGCGTAAGTCTCAGGTGCTTCACCAAGGCCCAGCTCGCTCTGGTAGGCCGCTAGCGCATTAGCTCCGGCTTCTCGATATGGAGCCCCGAATTCAAGACTATCGTTGTACATGCGGGATTGCAGAGCATTGCTCCGATTGCTCGCTTTTTCTTGAGCTTTAGCGGCTTTGTTAGAGCCGATTAAGCCAGCAACGGTGCTACCGATAGCTAAAGCTGTTCCAAGAGCCATTTATGTTTTCCTCACAAAAGAGTTTTCTTTTTTCTCAAAGCCGCGACGGGCTAAAACCTTCTCTACTCGGTCCCCGGAAAACGGGTCCAGTGTCGACATTCTTATTTCATTTACGTTTTTGGCAAGGCACCAGTCTTCAAAGGCACCCAGAAGCTTGAGCCCTTGCCTGTCTTCTGAATACCAAGCCAGTTCATGCGCTTGGCGGTAGCTTCGATTGCACCATAGAGGGGCGATAAACCCGGCAATGAAGCCCTTTTCAGACAGAAAGGCCGCGCCTTCGCTATCACTAACCAACCAGTGATAAAAACCTACCAAATCCTCCTTGTTCGGAGTTGGCGACCCGGCCTTGTAAGCAAAAATGAAACTGAGCTTTACTAATTGCTCAACATCGTCTTTCGTGGCTTCCTTAAGGTTCAAGGGCTGTTACTCTCGCGTCTAAAGAGGCGATTTGGCTATCGTGTGTGGCGTCAGTCGCTTCCAATGTGTCAGCCCTAACTTCAAGGCCTGTGACTCTTGCGGTCAGAGCCTCCAACGCCGTTTCAAGCGTTTCGTGGGAGACCTTCAAAGCTTCGTGATCTTGTCGCAACTCATTGATCGCCTTAATGAAGTCTCTTGACCATGCGCTAAATTCTTGAGCGGGGAGAACCTCGCCGTTCTCGGCAATCCGGCCAATCGGTGACCGCGTTCTAAAGTCTCTAACTTGGCTCAATCGTCATTCCCAGCACATCTCTTGGCAAAGGATCAGTAACGCGGATCTTGAACTGGAATCTTGTGTATTGCCCAAGCGCCCGCCACTCAACCGCACCGTTGTAATTGCCTCTTGCTTTTGCTGTTTTCCACTTTTCGAGGCCCCAGTGCCTTCCGTCTTTGGTGGTTTGAAGCATAACGCTAGCGCCTTCTGGCTCTGTGCCAGTTCGAAAAAACGTTGCAATCCTGGCTATCGAAAACGGGTTTACACCTCTAACAACTGGCGCGCTTACCATTTCAGCGGCGATATAGTCCCCCATGTCACTATAGGTCTCTTCGTCCACGAGACAGAGATAGCCGGTTGATGTGCCTAAATATTGCTTTCCGTCCGCTAATGCTGAGCAGGTAGCGACCCAGGCCCCGTCTTTTAGCCCCGTTGTCCTCTCTGACCAAAGATTGGTTGTCAGGTCAAAAGCCAACGTCTGCCCATTTGTGACGATACAATAGAAGTAATGGCCACGATCCAAATAGACAAAACCGCCCTTTGCACCATCCGTTTTTATTCGCTCTTCGATCTCTCTTGTTGATATTACCGCCGGAGTGGAGCCAGACGACCTATAGGCAACGTTGTTGTGACCTACCCAAAAAACGGAATTGTCAGCCTTGGCTACTGTCGCGCCATTTTGACAGCCCGTTTCAATCGCCGCGCCGTTTACCCGCACGAACGGGAAGCCCGACCCACCGCCATTGTAGAAAATTTCTGTTGTGTCTGTGCCGTGTAGCCATAATTCCCCATGATCGGAAATCACCGAAACGATTTTGTCTGATGAATATGAGGCAGTATTAAAATTCAGACCAGTAAATGTCGTCCCGTCATCGAGCGCAGAAACGGTGATGATATCTTTGCGGCCCTGCCCCTCACCAGCAACGATGAAATACCCATCTTGATAAGCAACAGATCGCGGGATTTCCACGTCCCCAGTGTCCACACTTTGCATAGAACCGTTGTTTTTGTTCCAAACAAAGTATGCTCCACCCATAACAACCGCGACCTCGTTGTCGCTCCTGGCCAAGGAAGCCGAGGACGCGTTGTTTAACGCTCCGAGATCATACCTAATATTCCTTCGAACCTTCCAAAGCCGCTCGTTCGCAACGGCGTAGATCGTATCGCCGACACTGTCGAGCGCTAGAACCGGAGCGCCAAATTCTACAACTTCTTTTAACCCTGACCTTCCAATCAAGACCGCTTCCGACATAGCATTGGAAGGCCTAAGTGAATAGTTAACTAACCTTTCGCCGTCGTAGCCAAAAGCGTAAGGCCTGGAGCCTGATTGCCTTGCTGGAATTGTCAGCATCAGAAATAGTCACCTGTTTCAATTGGATCCTCAGGGACCGCTTTGAAATCACGCGCCCTAACACGGCGATGACCCCAGGTCGCTAACCCAACGTATTGAGGCTTGCTAAATCCAGTTGAGACAGTGCCAGCAAGCCAGCAAGCAAATGGGTCCAAAAGTTCGTCAGGGATAGTATCGAGATCCCAATCAACGCCGCCGCCATTTATCTCTTTATGCTCATCATACAGAGATTCCAGCACCGTCACACAGCGCTTGTAGTGGTCTGCGTCAGGTTCTTCATGTACCGCCGTCACTTCGATTTTTCGAAGCGCTTCGGTGATTACATCAAGCCGCGTTTTCATTTACTTCTGCTTTAGCCTCTGCTTCTGCTTCAATTTCCTCTTTGGTGCGCCGTTTGCGTTTTGGTTTGTCTATCAATTCAAACCAACCATGCCCTTCCAACTTCTCAGCAACATCGTCCAAAACAGGGGTGGGAAGGTCTTTTTTGAAGTTCTTCCCGCAGATAACCAAGTTTTTGTGCGGCCCTCTAAAAATAACAGTTTTCATTCTCTTTCCCTCAAAAGAAAGGCGGCCCGAAAGCCGCCCTCCGATGTTAAGCGTCGTAGTTAAGCGTCGTAAGCCGTAGCAACGAATCCAGTAACCATGCCCCAGTCTTTGTCAGCGTATTGAAGTTTCTCAACGCCTCGCAACTCCATGAAGCCAACGCCATGCACAAACTCATAGTCCGTCTCTTTCCTCAGCGTCGTCTTGGTACGCTTTGCCCATGCGGTTGCAAGTGCCTGAGCGCCGCACAGATAGACAGGTGATAGATCGGCGTTTGAAGCGCCAACATTATCTAGAACCCCAATTTCTGGGATTTCCCGAATAACCACACCGTCATAGAGTAGTGAAGTTGTGCCCGTGAAGAGTGGATTGCTTTTACCGCGGGCCATCGCGTCCTTATGGTCGGCGTCCATGTTATTTTTCAGATCACGAAACGCTAACGAGTTAACAAACATGACGAATGTTTCTTCGTCTTCGCCGTATGTGAATGGACGAATACCGTTTCCGTTAACATTGGTCGCGGTCTGCGCAATGCGCTTCAGCAAGGAAACCGTTGATTCGTTGAGCTTCATGCTGCTGTCTACAGCAGCCAATGAGCCCGAATGGTCATTAGTCGCCCCGCCGGCTGGCGCTGTCTGATCGACGTTCCCTTTAGCGTTACCGAATAGAACCCGGTCAACATTAGCATCTAACCAGGCGTCTTTTTGCGCTTCTGTCGCCGTGTCGTAATTAACTCCACCAACAGATCCCATAGCCGCGATCAGGTCATTGCGGAGATACTGCATTTGCAGATCTTTAAGAGCAACTTTGCCAGCATTGCGAATATTGATCGGGCTCGCTTGTTCTTCTTCCACAGTAACCGCCGTTGCATCGCGAACTACGCTGACTGTGATCTTATGGCCATCATTGGGCAGCGCCTTTTCATTACCGACAAGGCTGGTTGAACCATCGTTGGCTCCAGCACTAGCATCTAGAGCTCCAACAAGTGGAATAGTGATCGCATCGCCACGTTTTTTAGTTAGATCCTCCTTAACTTGGATAATCGAATTTTGGCTTGTGCCCATATAGCGCTTGAAGCGATTGGCACGAACGTATTCGGCGTGGTGTTTATCGTCCCATTGTTGGACGCGGTTAGCTGCGGAAATTGTCGTATTGGTCATATTCTTCTCTCTTTAGGAGAACAGCTCGTCAAGCGACGTGGGGCCGCTCCATTGCGGTTGTTCTCTTTTTCCTAAATTGGGTGTTTTTGAAAGTGACGGCGGTGCCGTCGGCGTAGGAGCCTGAATTTCCGAGGCGGCTTGAGCAGCTAGCTCCTCTTGAAGCTCTTTTTTAAGCTCTTCACGAAGGGTGCTTTTATAAGCTTCTGGATCAGTGCCTATCTCAGCAAGCGCTGTCTGCTGCTTGTGCCAGTTAACAACAAATCCATACGGGTTTGGTGCGTTTCGCAACTGGATATCGAGTGAAGGGTCTTTTGATTTGGCTGTAAGAAAAGCGTCGGTA